TTGGTGATGGAAAAGAAAAATACTGTAATGTTGATGTAGTAATAAAATTAACATGTGTGGGGTCTTGAAAAGCTTCTATATGAGGGTAGGCTGGAGTACAAAAATAAGCACGACCACCTGGCTTTAGAACTCTCCACACTTCACTCATAACATCAATAAATGAATATTTTCTTTTGCCGTTATTATAAATGAGAACTGGAATATGCTCAAGAAAATCATATCCAGTTACAATATCAAACGTATTGTCATCAAATGGAATTGGTTCTATTGCTAAATCAGCCATTTTAATGTTTGGCAAACCATGATCTACAATATCAATTCCAAACATTTCATCAGCGTTAAAATCATTTCTTGGTTTTTTACCGCATCCTAAGTCTAAGGTTTTTGTGGTATCCACTCATGATCCCGTCTCCTAGTTAAATCCCAACCCTTGCAAGTGTAGTCACCGCTGTCTTTTTTTGCATGATAATAAAGATGGTTTTGCCAATACGTATAATTATTTTTTTTAAAATAATCTTCATTGCTTTTAATTGTTTGTGATACACCATTTTCATCAGCATATACTTGTGAATGTAAAATATTTACATCAACAACAAAACCGTTTAAAACCATTCTGTCCCAATAATCATTGTCTTCATAGTAAGCTGGATAAATATATTCATCAAATATTCCAACTTTTTTTACAATTTCTTCTCCTACTGTAAATATATTCCACCCAGCATTTGCTGAAAGAACAAATTTATCTGACCCGCTTTTTTCTGCATAGTCTTGCCAAAGTCCTGGTGAGGGAGTTGTATCTGCTGAAGAAAACATCCAATACTTTGCATGAGGATATAATTTAATTCCTAAATTCCATCCACCTGTTATGCCCATATTAGATGGCAAATTTAAAACACGAATATTTAAGTTTGGGTATTCTTCAATAAGTCCAGCACTCATTGAATCATCGCCACTATTATTAATAATTAATATTTCACCAATTGGATAGTCAATTGTATCTAAAGACTTCCTTAAAAGATCAAATCTATTAAGGACTGGATATATTAGTACTGGTATCACTTAGTCCACTTTCTAGGTTTTTTAATCAATCCAAATCTTTCCAAAGATCTTTGAATGGTCATATGTGAGCATTTAGCTTCTATTGCCATATCAACAACCTTTTTCTTTTCTACTACATATCTTTTGTAGCACCAATCTTTACTATCATATAATTTCATTTACTGCATACCACGCTATTCCTGCTGCATCAGCGACATTATCGGACTCAGTTTTAACGCCCAACGTTCTAACAAAATCAACAGTACGCTGTTTTCTACGTTCTCTGATCTTGCCTTTAATCCAGTTGTCGGACTTTCCTGGGAACTCAAGTTTTATCGCCTCTTTTTCAGCCTTAGTGTAATTTTTATTTCCAAGATAGGATTGCCAAGTTATAGGATGAACTTCAACAACCTCCACATTATCACTGAGTAACTCTCCCATTATAGCACCAAAAACGTATGCCATCTTCATTCCAGTCGCAACAGATTTTACAGATATTGCTGCTTCAATTACAACAAAATCAGTATCTAATTCATTTTTAAAAGCCTTAATTTTTCTTTTGGCGTCTAAAATTCTTTCATAAACATCTCCGCCATCAAAATTTATTTCTCCCCATTTAATTGGAGTTTTTTCATCCATGAGGCAAAAAGCAAAGCTATTAGTACTAGCATCTATACCCAGTACTTTATGTGCTTTTGGACGAGTTAATTTAGCCAGAGACACGTTTAACCATTTCTATAAGGGCTTTTCTTTCTTTTTCTCTTTCAGCGCCCACACATTTATCACAAATCATTGTTTCATTGTATCTACTTAAAATAACATTACAACCTTTTGTCTTGCAAATTCTTTTCTTCCCAGCAAGTCTGGCCTTTTTATCATAATAAGCTTCTTTTAATTTTTCATTTGTGGCTATACGGCAACATTCATCTGAACAATATTTTTGATTATGTGTTTTTGGTTCAAATTTATTTTTGCATTGATCATATGCACAAATCATTTTGGTGGCACCATAGCTGGTATAAATACTTCACCATCACCAAGTTCTTTCCAGCATGTTGTTTTTACTGGACAGTACTTGCAAGATGAAGTTGATTTTGTAAAAGTTCTTTCTGGTAAAGTTCCTGCTTCAAAATTTGCACGAACAGTTCTTAACCAATCAAAAACACCATTAATTATTTCTTTTGTTCTATCATTAAGATTAACTGGAATAATTAAAATTGATTGATCATTTTTGTTTTCATAAAATAAAAATCCTTGCCGAGCTTTTCTTATTTTCATATAAGTAAGAATCTGTAATAAATGGTTGCCTGAAGGTTTCATCTCTGCTTTTCTAGCATCCCATATTTCTTGCTTGGCAGTTTTTATTTCACCTACAACCTCTTCCCCGTTCCATTCAATAATAACGTCTGCAAATCCTCTAATTGGTGGATCATCATGGATAATTTCAAGTTCTGTTGCCTTGACAGTACCTGTTTTAGCCATAACTTTCTGAAGCCTATCATGAGCAGCCGTACCGTTATCCATGTTAGCCCTAGCCATAGCATCAAACTGCTCTTCAAACTCAGCACCAGTAAAAGCAATGAACCAATATCTAGGACAGTTACCATGACCGTAACCAATAGTACTAGGACTAAAAGTTTTCTTTTGAACAAATTTTTCTCTTCCTTCAACATTTCCATATGCTTCCTCCATCATTTTAGCAAATTTATTTACATCAAATCCATCAGCATCTTGTTTTTGAAACTTTAAATTTCCAATAATTTCTCTAGCCATTTATGCTCCGTATCTTGCAGAATACTTGAGAGCATCCACTATTCTATTAATTGCTTCTTCTGCTGTGTAATATACGTTCTTCTTTTTTGAATTTTCCCCGCCCTTTTCAAAGGTGGTGTAGTATCTTGACATCATTGCAAACTTTGCAGACAACGCCTGCATTTTAACAATAAGGTCAGGAGCTTTGGTAGATGGAACATCTGGCTTTGCAATTAACTTAATAATTAAATCAAGAGCATAATCAAGATCAGCATCATTCATGTATGTTTTCATATCATTAAACTCTGTGAGTTCGCTAATTAATTCAATTACTGGTTTATCTGTCATTTAATTATACCATGTCTTTTGTTTGCATTATTAATTATATTATTTAATATTTTTTTAGTAGTTTTTTGAAACATAAAAGGAAATATAGAGTGTATAATGCAAGAAAAAATAGCAATTATCATAAGAAAAATTGCTCTCCATGCTTGCAGCATGTGCTTAAAATAATTTCCATTATCTGCTTTTAAATGATTCATTCTAATATCCTTACGCAAAATTGGCAGGGGTCCCCGCCTTCTTCCCACTCATTTTCTTCTTCTTTAGAAAGTGAAGGTATTCCATCGTGGGTTGCACAAAACATGTCTGTAATCCAACCACGTTCAACACCATTGTTAAACCAAATTTGAAATTCATCTAAATTTTCTTCATCAATCATTATGTGTCTCCCAACACTCAACCATTTGTTCAAACAAAGCCCATTCTATAACAGCAAGTCTAGTCTTTGCTCCATCTCCCCCAAGGATAAGTTTGAGGACAGGATATTTTTCACGTGATACTTTAAAAGTATCAGTACAGATTTTTGCCCAAATCTCTTTACTAATGGATATTGACTTTGAATACTCTTTATAATCAACCACAAAATCATGCCATATAGAGTCACCTTTTTGGTATTCCCCCCGACCTGAATTTTTTTGAGCTTTTGCACCGTCCCTTTTAACTTCTGCACGTTCACTCATACTGCCACGCTTGAATCGTGACCATTAGCACAAGTCCATTTAATTTTTCTATGACTATTGTCAAGAAAAGCTTCATAAGTAATTAAAGAACATTCTTTATTTTGACATTGGAAACTACCATCAACTGGTTCAAAAAAATCACTAACATGTGGTTCTTTTTTATTTAAAAATTCTTCAAGATTTGGCATTTATTTCTCCTTGTAATTTTTCTGCCACTTTAGGATTTTCTTTTACATATTCAACAACCTTAGCACGACCTTGAAATCTTTCACCATTAACGGTATACCAAGCGCCACCCTTTTGTATAATGCCCATCATTTCAGCAACATCTACAATTTCTCCAACGGAATCAACTCCGACTTGATCCCCTTGGAAGTAAAAATCATATTGACCGCTAAGTCCCATTGGTCCAGTTTTATTGTAGTCAACGATCCAGTTAACGGGCCTTCCAACTTTTTGTTCAATGATTTTATCACCAACTTGGATTCCAGACTTAATAGAATTTGCATCAGCTTCCGATGCCCAAAGCTTGATAATGGTGCTGGAGAAAAACTTAACTGCCATGCCCCCTGTCGGGATATGCGACGCATGCATAGAACCAAATTGATTTCTCTGTTGAGAAATAAGAACGAGTAGCGTATTTTTGTTAGCGTAGTTAAGCATTTTGACTGCATGTGTCATGTCCTTTGCTTCTGCACCAATCTGTTTGGTGTCTTCTAATTTTTTAAGGTCAGCACTATCTTTTTCAAAATAAATTGCGGGAAGCAATGCTGAAATAGAATCTACAACAATAATATCTACTCCTGCCTCCATCAATTGTTGTGCAACATCAACCATATCATTGATAGATTTAGCAGTAGAATAAATTAATTTATCAGAATCAACGCCCAATTGGGATGCCCATGTTGGATCATAAGATGCTTCTGCATCAATCCAAGCACAGGTCTTTCCGTCTTTTTGAGCTAAGGCAATCATCTGTAAACAAAAAGAAGATTTTCCTGCAGACTTATTTCCCCAAATCATTACTTGACGACCAAAGCCAAGCCCGCCTTTTAATGCGTTTGTTAATCCAATACTAGGAGTCTTTTGCTTTTCTATATTTACTGTTGTTGCTAATTGTATTCTTGCCCTTGTTTTTGGATCTAGCTTTGCTAGGATCTCTTCCGTTATCATGTAAACTCTTCTCTAATTCTGCTGCTACTGCTTTTATATCTTCGTTACGACTCGTTGCTAATAAATCTATTATGTTATAGATTGCTTTTTCGTCACCCGCTCTAACTACTAACAGGAACTCGTTTTCCGTACCTTTAAGTATGTAGGACTGAGCCATATACTTATATTATACACTATTTATTCAATCTCTGTTTCAACATCAACTATGTCTACCAAACTAAATGTTAATTCTTTAGTATCTTCATTTTGATTGACAGCAATAGTTTTACCTGAATAATCTTTTAACAAATTTTCAAGTGGAATAACTATTTCCCCTACTGTTGAAAGAATTGCTGCACAAACTTGCTCTACTCCAATAGGTACTTTGTTTTGTTCCTCTGTCATTAGCTTACCTCCTTTACAAATAACGTTCCGTCTTCCATTTTTGCAATTGCTGGATCACAAATAGTTCCTGGCTTCATTTTACCAAGGGCTTTAGTATAAAGTTTGGGAAAAGCAATAACACGTTCTAATTTTTTATTAGCATCAGACAAAATAATATGAGCCATCATTTTGTTTGCCTTAGTCTTATAATGTGTAAAATCAAGAACAAGCATCTTTCCATCTTCAATTTTTAATTTATCTTTATATAACCACTGAACAAAAGGCTCATCTATTTTATTTACAACATCATCAATTGTTACATATTTGTGAATACGATTATCGCCAACCAAAAAGAAGTACATCATGCCTGGTTCAATTTGTGTGTTAACTGAATGAAAAATACCTACAGATCCAGTATCGTCTACAAGCTCAATTCTTGACCAAGTTGGACCTTTCTTAATTGATTTAACCATTGCCAACAAAACGAAGCAACCTTCTTCAAGAAATTCTTCAAGAGGATTAACTTGTGATTTAATAGATGGGCTTAATTTACCTGTATCAAACTTTGGTATGCCTAAATACTCATATAGCTTTTCGCCTTCATTTCCTTTTCTTGGATTATCTGGAAAAGCTGCAGCACCTATTGTATTAAGAGAGTCTATAGCTCTTGAATTAATACCGCTACCTTTGATTCCCGACTTTTCTGTAAATTCCTTATAAGACTTAAAAGGTCTTAATGAAGTAATTTTGCTACCAATATTATCAGAAATATATTTTATGTTGGATAGTCCAAAACGAATTGAATTGCCTTGAATGCTAAAATCTAATTCAGATTCATTAATATGAGGTAATAATACCTTGATTCCCAATCTTTTAGCTTCAAGCAAATAATCCGTTCTAACATCTTTATCTTTTTCGTTTTTAAGAACGGCAAACATAAACTCAAGAGGATAATAACGCTTAAGCCAAGCAGTGTAATAAGATAACATGCTGTAAGCAATAGCGTGACTACGGTTAAAAGAATAACCAGCATGGGCTTCAAAATCATGCCATAACTTTTGGGCATCTTCTGGAGTGATATGCTTACTTGCTCCAGAGATAAACTGGTCTTTATATTGATCAAATTCTTTAGCATCTTTTTTCTTTCCAATAATCTTTCTAACTTTATCAGCATCAGCCCATGACATACCGCCCAAAAATACACAGGCTTGCATAACTTGTTCTTGATAAATAATTACGCCATATGTTCTAGCGGTAAACTCTTGCATAAGCGGGTGTGCATAAGTTACAATTTCTTCACCTTTTTTACGTCGGATATAAGATCCTCCAACCGTATTCATAGCACCTGGACGAACCAATGCATTAGAAGCAGCAAGATCTTCAAATGTACTAACACCCATTTTCATAAGCAAATTTGTATAAGGTGTCGCTTCTGCTTGAAACACGCCTTTTGTAAAACCACTTGAAAGCATTTCAAAAACTTTTTTATCATCAAGTTCAATTGACTTAAGGTTAACATCTTCTTTTTTAATATGCTTAATTGTTTTCAATGTATCATCAATAACAGACAGGGTTTTAAGTCCAAGTACGTCAAGCTTAATTAGACCAAGGTCTGCAGTTTGTTCCATATCATAAGCAACTACTGGTATGCGACCAGATACCGAATCATCTGGATCTTTGCGAGTTTCAATTGGAACATATTGACTAATGTCATCTTTTGCAACTACTACGCCAGCAGCATGCATTCCATTTCCACGAATCTTGCCACGTAACATGGATGCATATTTAGTTACCTCTGGATATTTTTTTCTGAATTCTTCTGTACTTGGGGAAGATTCATATTCTTCAAATGTCTCAACACCCTTAAGTGCTTTATTAACTTCACCAAGTGGGATAAGGAACGCTCTAGCAACATCACGAATAACTCCTTTATCTTTAAAATATTGATATGTAGAAATAGAAGCAACATGCTTAAATTTCTTACGCAAATACTCTTTAACTTCTCCACGACGGCGATCCATAAAATCTGTATCAATATCGGGAAAGTCATTACGTTCTGGATTAATAAATCTAAAAAATAGCAAATCAAATTTAATTGGGTCTACTTCTGTAATACCCATTAAATAACAAACTAAACTTCCAGCAGCGGATCCTCTGCCTGGTCCAACCAAGATTTCATTTTCTTTCGCCCAATTAACCATGTCACCAACAACAAGGAAATAACTAGCAAAATTTTTATCTGAGATAACTTTGAGTTCTTCTTGGAGTCTTTCTTTATATGTCTCATTTTCTAAGCCCTTATCTACTAGAGACTTTTCACACATTTCTTTTAATGTTTTTAATGCATTCTTTTTTGGTACTGGAAGCAAATCAAGATTCTCATGAAACGTATAAGATTCAATCTTGTCTGCTATTTCTACTGATGACTTGTATATATCTTTTCTTGTAATACCCGCTTTTTCAAAATCCATACTAATTTCAGAATAGGATTGAATATAAACGTTAATATCAGCGAAAGAAATAGGGCGATTGGGATAAAGATGATCAAAGCGGTCAAGAGTATTAGTGAATGCACGACCACTGGCGTAGTCTGCCTCTTTGTTTTCGGAAGGCTTTGTTGAGAGGATGAGGAGGAGTTCTTCCAGATCCCTCTCTTCTTTCTTTGCAAAATGACAATCGCCTGTTGCAACTGGTTTCACCCCAAACTTATCTGCTAAATTAAGCAGAGAGTTATTTAATTCTTTAGGGTTGTGTGCCTGTACTTCAATATAAAAATCATCACTAAAATTGTCTTTAAAAATATTTACAAGCTCTTCTGCCCTGTTTAATTCACCACGCTCAATAGCCTTAGAAATAAGACCATTCATACAGCCTGATACTACAATTATACCTTCTTTATATTCAAACAAGACATCCATATCAATTCTTGGTTTTCTATAATATCCTTCAGTCCAAGCAATCTGTGAAAGCTTTTGTAGATTCTTTAATCCTATATCGTTTTTAGCAAGCAAAATAATATGATTATAAACTGAAGTGTTATCGTCACGCTTTTTAACTTCCCGCTTATCAAACCTATCTGTTTCTGAAATATAAGCTTCAATGCCAAGTATTGGCTTGATTCCTAATTCTTTTGCAGCAATCTGCATATCTCTGTGGGAAGATAATGTTCCGTGATCTGTAATTGAAAGAGATGTCTGACCTTGCTTTTTTGCAGCCTCCAAAAGCTCGTGAGGTGTATTTAAACCGTCCATGAGACTATAATGCGAGTGAACGTGAAGGTGGACAAAATTATTTTGCATTAGCTCTCATCTTTCTTTTTTGTTCTGCATGACATGTTTTACAAATTATATATCCATTTGGCCTAACATACCCAACAACCGAATAATCGTGTCCTTTTGGACAATTTGTTTTTTTGCCCTTTGGCATTGGCCTATCTTTTTCTTTATATTGTTCTATGTTTTGTAATGCGTTTTTAACTTGCAAATATTTTTTACCAGTTAATTCTGATAATATTGCTTTTAATATATTTTCTGCATCATTTGATGATGCAGCATATTGATATATTTCAGATTCTCCACGATTATTTACATGTGGACCTTGAACAGAACCAACTTTAAATATTTTTTGAAATCTATCAAGAGGTGTTCTGTCTACATACTGAGTTATTTTTATACTTATATATTTGTAATCTTCTTTATATTTTCTTTTAGCAGTAGCTATTCCAGCAAAACCTTCTCCTTGGAAAAATCCCGCTGCCCAACATAAATCTGATTTGTGTATTTTGTCCATAAACCTATTATATCATAGATATTTCATATGGGGGAGTAATGGATACTCCCCCATATTACTTATTACCACTCAACAGCAGATGATGTTGATTGTAGTGATTCTTCAGATGAATCAGATGTAATTCCTAGGTAGAAATTTTCTTGTTCATTATAAGGTACATCACGAACTGCAGACTTTTGTAAATCAAACAATTCAAACTTATCAAAGTCAATTGCAGCAACATCAGCAGTTGGCAATGGGATAATTGAATAATTTGTATCTGTTGATGTTCCTGTACGCTTTAGCTTCCAATTAAGATTGGAAATGCTACCTGTCTCACCAGCGTAATTAATAATTTCTGGTGTTGCAGACTTTGGTCCAGCGCCTTGTGAAAAAATTGCAACATATGGATCTTCTGAACCATCATCAACTAACACGTTAGCATAAAAACGTGAACGGCCTTTCCAACCAGCCTTTGGATCACGGCGATGCATTTCGCAACCGTAACAACGACCTTGATCTTCAATTGTGCAAAGCGCTTTACGCTTATAATCTTTTGGATTTGTATGTTCTACTGCAATAAAAGCTAAACCAGCTTTCTCAACATAACTCTTTGAGTCTGGATCAATTTCTTGCAAGAATCGGATTTTTAGAGATTGACCATCTTTAAGTTGTAGCCATCTTCCTTTTTGTGAATCAGTTGAATGAGACTTTTGTTCCATTTGTTCATTCATTGCTTTTAAACCTGTTACGATACCCATAGTGTATTTCTCCTTGTATAGTGGGCTATATGATGCCCTGTTATTTAATTATAGCATGCAAAATTGTGTTTGTCTACTATATATTTGCGTATTGAAAATGTGGAATAGCATTTTTTATACATTGTTTGATCTCTTCATCTGTGAGATCCCCCACATCTTTTGCCATATGGGGATAGATTACATCATTGTTATATCTAGCCCATAATACATTTTTATTCTTTAATTTATTAGCGATTGTAGTTCCTAGTGCTTTCCCTGCCTGATCATTGTCAGTCATAAGAATAATGGTTGATGAATACTTATTTAAATGTTTAATATTAACTTCAGATATACTGCCTCCTAAAGTAGCTACTGCATTTGGAAACCCCGCCTGCCATAAACGTATTGCATCAAAGCTAGATTCTACTACTATAATAGTTCCGCCCTCACGCTTTGCCCTATGCAAATTAAACATAGTTTTATTGCGTGGTAAGTTTGGCGTATTTTTAAAAGACTTGCCCTCTATTGACCTTCCAATCAAGCCAACTGGAATTCCGTCTGGGGAGTGCAATGGTACTGTAACCATTTTTTGTTTATAAGAATAGCCAAGCTTAAAATGCTCCATTGCTTCTTCATTAATATTTCTGGAAATAAAATATTGTTTTCCATCAGTCATGTATTGCATAAGATTATTGTGTAAAGTATCAATCTCGGCTTGACTGTATTCAACAAATTCTGGTTTATCATCCAATAGGTCTTTGAGCTCTTCTTCAAGAAGTTCTGCTTCTGAAAGCTTGTTTGCTGATATAAACCTAAGTGCTTCAAAATCATTTCTGTCTGTTAGTTTTTTAACTAAATCAAGAACTGTACCTGAAGCATCACAATTTTGATTGTAGCAAATATAAAGCCCTTTAGAATAACTTACTGCAAAAGCTGGAGAATCGGTATTATGATGAAATGGACATAAGCAAAGAAAATCAGTTCCAGTTTGAGAAATTATTTCAATGCCACAAGATTGCAGAATAGAGCGGAGGTCCGCTTTACTATATGCATCTAACATTTTTATTTTCCTTTAGGTATTAAACTCTGACCAGAGAAACCTTCGTATTGTAATGCCTTGCTTTTACCTAAGTAAATTCCATACATTACAAGATTGAAAGTATAGTGATCCTTGCTCTCATTATATTTTACATTAAATTGTGGTTGCATGTCAAGGACAGGAACATAACCTTTGTCCCGCATCTGCTGGACCAAAAGTCTTTCATAGTTCTCCCTTGAGCTTTGGAAAATAGAATCATCTTTAATAATTCCGTTAATCCAAAAGTCATGTATCTTACGTGGGTACATGATCACCAATCTTTCATGATAATTATATCAATTTAAAGATTGATTACATAAATTACCCTATTGGATTATCATACAATTCTTGAATAATACCCCGATTTAAATCCCAATCAAGATAGAAATCAAATTCTGTACCGTGACGATTTTTACGTGAAACAACTTCAATGATATTGGTATCTGGAGTTCTGTGAACTGCCATAGCCATATCAGCATCATATTCAATTGCTTTAGACCAAGCAACTTGTGAAAGTAATGGCGGGGCATCTTGATCAGATATATCATCCATAGTTGCAGCAGTAATATCAATAATAGGAATATTATTTCTTACTGCTAACAATTTAAAGTCACGAGAAATATTTCTATTTCTTTCAACTTCTGATTTAGCTCCAGATGAATCATTAAACAGTTGGTGATAATCAAGAATAACAATATCAGGCTTATGTTGATCAATTTTTGCTTGCACTGTATTTGGTGTAACTTGACCTGTACCTTCATTTGAGACTAGGATAAATTGATTTTTATTAGCAAACTTTTTAGTTCCCCAATCATCAAATGCACTAATATCTACTTGTCCTCTTGAAAAGTCTGAGGCTTTAAAAAGTCCCGACCCCATCATGGTATAGATACGGTCACGCATATTCTCTGGAGTCATTTCAAGGGATATGATCATTGGTTTAAAGCCCTGTTCCCATGCCTTGCAGGCCAAATAAGAGGAGAACCAAGTCTTACCCTTACCTGGCCAACCAATCATCACTATAAGGTGTCCTGGAGCCATTCCTGTAGGGTATGCATAGTCAATAGCTTTAAATCCAGTCATAATTCCTGGGCTACCGCCCATTGCATCAGAACGATTTTTAACTGATTCAAAATGTTTTTCAGCCAGCTTAAAATCTGTTAAGTCCATATCTCGGACAGCAGAAGTAAGTTTTCCAAGGGAGTTGAGTTCCGATTGCATCTGTAAAATAACTCTTGAAGAAGCTTCTGTTTTAAGGCTTGCTCCTGAAGTTAAAAGCAAATTGCGGAGGCGAGATGCAAGATATTCATTCTTTAATTGATCAAGGTAATATGCTGTTTCGCCTTTTACCTTGACGGGTTCAAAATCTTTAAATTTTTCAGTAAGTACAGACACGTCTGGAACAGATTTAAATTTTAAATAATAAGATTTAAGTCCTTCCCAAACATCTCTGTGGGAAGTAAATACCTCATCAATATTTTCAGCAAGTACTGTAGCAATATCTTTATTAGTACATACTGATGTTATGACTGCGGATTCAGTGTTCATTATCTCTTTCTTCAACCATAAACTTTGTTTTACTTCTAATTAATTCCCTGCGTGTTTTATCTTCTTGTGTTTGAGACAATGTAAGATCTAGCTTTTCAAAATTATAAAAAAACCATTGCAAAGGATGTCCTGACTTTGTAATTTTAAAATAATATTCAAGAAGCTCTTTAGACCTATCATAGCCAACACTATCAATGACATCTTGCATTGCCCACTTTTCACGATATTTATTTACAATCGGAGGCTTTTTATAAGTTTCTTTATAAAGAGCACAATATAAGGAAACTAAGCTGTAGGCAAGCTTTGCTTCATCTTTGGTCATTTTTTACCTTTTAACTCTGATTCAATCTCGCCAACTTTTTCCATTAATTTATTTTCAACAAAACCATAAATTCTATCTGTTGCTTCATCTGTTGATTCGCCTTGACGTTTAAAATCTTCAACAGCAATTCCGACTTTTAAGCTTTCATAATTTCCAAGGTTGCGTGTGAATTGTAGATCAACTCTAATGCTCGTCTGGGTGTTCATCTTTTTCTTCCTTTTCAACTAAAGCAAAACCTGGCTTAAACTTCTTTGCACTACCTTCTGATAAATGTTGATACAACATCATTAGGCGGTCTGATATCGCTATCATAGCATCTAGGTCATCTTTTTGTCCAGCCAGCTCCATGGCGTATTCTAGAACTCTTAATGCAGCATCAAGCGTTTGCTTTGCTTCTTTATTTAATTTCTTTTCTACCATTCTGGTTGCTTCCAAACTGGGACAAATTCCCCATCGTTGTTTTTAACATATAAAATATTTTCTTGTTTAATCATAGCCTCTAGTTCTGCTCTGCTTGGCATATTTCCTGGAGTAATCCCGCCATCAATTCTGGGTCTTCCCCTGTGAACTGTTTTAAAAAAATCATGCATTTCTCTAATATTATCTTCGCTCCAAAAATATTTTCCTGGAGTTTTATTTCCGTTTAAAGAATAAACTCTTTGAGGAAATTTTAAATCACCTCTATACAAATGCATTTTAATTGTATCTTCATGTTTTCCAATTAATTGGACAACTTCTTTGATGGGGTAGGCGTGTTGTTTATTTTTATTGACATCTGCCAAACTATAAGCAACACGCTTACCCAACTGATAATCCCATGCGACAATAAGGTCCTCTGCACGAGAGCGACGTAGAACTTTGTGCAACTTGCCGTTTAGATAGAAATACCGTAGGCGTGTTGTACTATTTCTTCCTGTCTTGCTACCCATGATCCAAACCTATTATCTCTCTTGATCATCCATCTTTTCCCACATAAAGCACAGAACAATTCAACCCGTAGGTTCTGGGAATAAACTCTATCAACGAATACTCGTCCTGTACATTTTTTACAATTAAGCATTATTTAATTGTCTTGTTACTTAGCTGCCTTTGCAAGTGCCTTTTCAGCATCTGACTGTGCTGCTGCGACAACATTAGTAAGTACTGCTGCTTCTGGTGCAGACAAGTGCTCTTGCTTTGTTAGTTTTGCAACCAAACCACGAGGGTTAACCTTTGCAAGAACTGGACCAATAACACCATAAAGTGCTGCAAATGCAACGTGCTTTAGGTTATGGTTTGCGACACCACCACGCTGCCAAAGAATGACTGCTGCTGATGCTGTTGCGTATACGTAGTGCTCAACTAGAGTCTTCTCTGAGTTTGTTATCTTCATTTTGTCTCCTTATAGTTAGGGGTATATGTAGGACTTGAAACCTTTTTATTATAAATTTTTACATTCATACCGAAAATAATTTCCCATCAACTACACATGTGTAGTCACGAGAAATTTCCACAATTTGTACATGAGGATGTTGACCATTCTCAATATGTGCAATTGCGAAACCTTTTTGCCAGTCATGATTTTGTGTGTAATTCATACCTGCAGACTTTTCATCACACATATGACCGATTTCATATCCACGAAGAATTCTTCCATTTGTTTCTAGTGGGAGTTCATATGTAACAAAATGTGAAGCAATTCTATGTGAATGTCCTCTGATTAAAGATACTTGAAGATCAAGGACATCTTTTCTGACTGCCCCCGAATCAGCAATTGAAAGTCCATGGTGAACGTGAATATCTCCAAATCGTTGCTTAGGCAACTCATTGTAATAGATATAATCATATCCAAGTGAATCTAAAGACCACAAAGATTCTGGTGTTATATCAGCAAGATATTCTGGAAGCTTTTTATCTAAATAATCAAAAATTCTAATATCGTGATTTCCCAAAGCTGAAAACAACTGTGCTTCTGGCAACATTTCACGGGTCTTTGCATAAAAGTCTCTTGCACCTTTTGCTTCATGTCGCATCATTGGAACAATTAAATCTTTGCTATCGTTCTTATGAAGTTGCATAAATTCTGCAGATCTTCCTTCTGTATATTTGCTATAACAGGCTTGATCATCTGTGTCTCCAAGATAATCAACAACATCTGGTTTAAACCATTTCATGACTTTAAACCAAAGTTCAATGGCCTTGTCATCTTGATACGGAAATTGCTGATCAGATGATAGCATCCATTTTAAATCATTACTCATATAATCCTTTGTCTAGGTTTAGTTAATTGTAGCGTATTGTATTAGTTTCTGTCAAGCAACATGTGCTTTATTATGCTCTATTCTTGAACATAAAAAAAGATTAATTAACCTATTATCCATCTTATTTTCATTGATATGATGAATGGTTTCCCAATCTTCTATAATTCTATTTAATTGTTTTTCTATTATAAGGCGGTGTTCATAATACCAACCTTTAAAATTTTTAGGATGTTCTGGTACTTTTACTAAAACATAACCTTCACGGCTTATTTTCCTATCCCGCTTAGTCCAAGCTTTGATAGGTTCGTACATTATGCTGTTGCAGTTCCATTCACAATATAATAAATTTGAGTTACAGCTACACTAGTTGAAATTTGCCATCTTGAACCATTTGTAGAACTAACCCAACAACTAACTGGTTTTGATGCAGAGTTATATGCTGTAAAAGTTGCTGAAGTTACTGTTTGTATTCCATTTACTGGAATTGCCATTTCAAAAAGTTGCGATGTTCCGTTTGCTTTTATAACTCCACCAGCAGTTTTTGTAATAACTGAACCGCCACCTTGATCAGTTGAAGCTTGTGTAATACTATCAATTGTTGCTTGCTGTTGATTAATAGCATTAACCAATTGAGAAATAATGCTGTAATCAATAACTGCATTGTCTTGTGGTAATGTTAAATTTGTTGTCACTCTATTGGATCTCCCTCTTCATGGACAAGAATTTCTTTTTGTCCCGCATCAATAACCGCTGTATTCATCCATTCTAGCACATCTGGGCTTATAATGTGACGACGTTTTGAATCGCTTATAAGATATATTTTACCATCTGAGACGTCTTTAACCAAAGACCCGTCTCTAAAACCTAATGTTCCCGACATCAATAATTTACTAATCATAATTTCGTTAGTTTTTATTGCAGGCAAAGACCAAGAGAGCATGGCTCTCTCAGATACAAGTTTAAATTTTTTGTTACCCTTGATATAAAAATAACCCTTCTCGGTATGAGCAATTAATCCACTTGGGATAACAGGGTTATATACTTTATTCGGCGGGCTTTTCTTCAACAGCTTGATTAGAAAATTCATTTACTTTTTCTGATAGTTGTGTTATCTCTGCACGATATACTGCAATTTGTGTTTCATATTGTGATACAATTTCGCCTATACGTTGTTGTAAGGCAGCAATTATTAATTCAACTTTTTCAGTCATTATAGTCCTATTCTCTTTTGTTTATTGTAGCAGCTAATTGTTTAAACTGTCAAATTTAGATTTAAGTATATCTATTTTATTAGACAATTCCTGAATTGTTTTTTCATGATCTTGAATTAACGATAACATACCAGGAATAATATATTTAGGATTCCAAGTTTCAGGTTGTCCATTTAATGTATCAACCGCAATAGGATAAATAGCTTGCATTTCTTCAGCAATAAAACCTGGTACTGATTTTGATAAACGAGCATCATCATTATCTAAATAATCTTTTTTATAGGTAAATGAACGAACAGGAATTTTTAATAAAGCAGAAGGATTAAGTCCAGAAATTGTTTTTATATCAACAATGTTTTCTTTATATCGTTCAGATGATGAAGAATAGCGAGCAATATATCCGCTGCTAGAATTTATAAATAAATTTGGAGAGCTAGTTGTAGTAGAAGCGCCTGCAGTGCCAATTAAATATGTTGAACCTGTTACAGATAAACTACTTGAAACTTGTCCACTTGTATTAATTATAAAATTACTATTACCAAAAGTAGCACCACCAGCTATAGTTAAATCATTTGAGGCACCCGTGACTGTTTGAAAAGCTTTTGCCAAAATGCTTTTGGAAGTCCAAATAGAATAAACCGCACCTTGCGGACCACTATTAGTTGCATATATCTCTACAGTATCTGCACTGTTTTGAAGACCCCAACTAGTAAGGGTGAATCCACCAATAGTTCCAGAAGTTGCTGATATATCACCAGTTAAATTTAAAGTTGATCCATCCCAACTTAATTTTTGTGTTGAACCGTTTCCAACTTTAAAATTATTTGAGTACCATTGATTGTTTGAATCTATGTTTACGGAGTTTGCAGTAATGCTTCCTGATATAACTGCGCTTGATGCATGTAATGTTCCATCTGCTGTTACATAGAAATTATTTGAAGTTGATCTTGCTCCTGAACTTCCCGCCCAAAATACAACATCTGAAGAACTATCTAAATTTGGAGTAGCAATACCAGAGCTATATGTTGAACTAGAGGCAGATATATATACATTAGATTGATCTAACTTTAATGTTCCATGACCAGTTGTTTTAGATATACCAGCTGAATTAACACTCCACCCGCCAATATATGCAGCATTTGTTACAAACAAGCCTGTTGTTCCATCAATTGTTGTAATTCCCTTTGTAGACGGGCTATTAAATATAAGACCTGAATTATTTAAGATAAATGATTGAACACCTGTAGCTACTGCTTGTGCAGATGTAGAAACTGAAGATATAGATGCAGTATTAGTATTTGTTGCAATTGTAAACGTATCTGTTGTAACTGAAGAAATTGTAAATATACCAGAATATTGTATTGGCAATATACCAGAAATTGCAACAACATCTCCAGCAACAAATGTATGTGAATATGCTGTATAGACCGCACCGCTACTTCCATTTGGTGTTACTGCATAAATATTTTTAACTTTTAAATTGCTTGAATATAATGACCCACCCAGGGAAAGGTTTCCATTAATTGAACCACTGCTTGCTGTTACAGTTCCAGAAATTATTGCATTTGTTGCAGTTAAAGCTCCAGTTCCGTCTACTGTAAATGTATTGCCAGATGAAATAAGTATTGGAGTTATAACTCCATTTGATACAGATCCTATTCCAGTACCAGTTACTGTAAATGTTGTTGGTGTTGGAACAGATTCAATAGCTTTATTTGTTATGTTATATCCTGATGTCATTCCAGTTATGCTAATTAATTGTCCTACAACTAAGCCATGTGCTGAAGTAGTAGTATATGTCATAACCCCGCCAGTTGCAGTTGCGTTGACTCCAGTTATTGTTCCACTACCAACAATTGATATATTTTTTGCCAGTACGTTTCCAGTAGGGGTTACGCTAAAACTAGCATTGTCTGATGAATTGCCAGATGTGGTTGCTCCAGCCCAAAAAGAATATTTGCCTGTTGCTGATAAACCAACATAATTACTTGCAGATCCAAGTGTGTTTTGTATTTGTGTTGAGTTAATAGACCAGTCTGCAATTTTTGCATTTGTTGTTGAAAAAGTATAACCACCACTTCCAGCATTTGAAATTATTGATGTAGTTGGTGCGGCATTAGTTGTTGCTGATCCATCATATGCAAATATTCCAGAGTATGAATTATTTCCTGTATTGTAATATGAATCTACTCCTAGGAGTATTCTTGCTCCAGTTGATGCTGATGCTCCTACATAAATTGCTCCTGCCGTTCCACCTACTTGAACCGCAGAATTAATTAAAGATGTTGTAGGATTAATTGGTGTAAATAAACTGCTTCCTGTTGTAGATGGAAGAGAACGATTTCCAAATAAATCATAGTAAACTACAACCAAGTATGTCGGAGCATAAAAAGTTGAATATATATTTGCTGGATTAGATCCTGAATAAAGCAAAGCATTTATTTTATATGTACCCGTAGCCCCACTACCGCTAAAATTAGATGCGACAATAGATCCAGAGCTGTACGTTGACAAAGTTAATGTATATGTGGGACCACTACCAGAAACTGCAGAAACAAAAGTATTTGAAGGTATATTGCTTCCAGTAATTGTATAGCCTAAATATAAACTTGGAGAAATTGTTAATCCATCTTCATTTAAAAAATTAGTTAATGTTACAGTATTAGTTCCAGCAGCTCCTCCTGAAGAATAAGTTGCAGTCATGTAATCTGGAAAATTTGAAGATAATTCTGAAGTGGTCCATGTATAATATTGGCCATAAACTTCAAGATATGCTGCTGTTGTATTTGAAAAATCAGACGAAACTACAAATCCATTTACTGATGCACTTATTGATGGACTTGGGGTTATTGAAGTAATTGTTGAATTTCTTGAAAATGAAGCAATAGATTTTCCACCACTTCTAATTCCTGAAGAATTTACAGATATTAATGTTCCAGATAATGTGGAATAATATGCTCCAAGTTGTGAATAAATGTTTGCGGAAGATATTGTAAATGATTGTGATGTGTTGCCAGTTCCGTCTAGATTTAAATAAAAATAACCACTAGAAGAACCAGATATAAGTTTTGCAATATAACTAATTCCAGAATACTGAGCTGTTCCTCCAGTTGCTGATCCAGTAGTAGTTCCACTCATTGAAAAAGATGTTGAAGAAATTACAGTAATGAGTCCAGTTGCATTATAGCCAGATATTGACATGCCAGTTATTTTAATTTGATCTCCAGAGGCAAATCCATGAGGTGTGCTTCCAGAGCTATAAACCATTGAATTGCCACTAGTGTTTGTGGCTGTTATTCCTGATATGTTATAAACAGTTAAACTTATATTTACATCATTTCCGCTTCCACTATTTGAAAATGAACCAGATACAGAATTTACTTCATTTGGAGCATTAGTATTAATGGTAACTGGTGAATTTGGAGTTACTGAATATACTGAAGACCATCCATTTGTCCCGCCTAAAACATCTACAAAACTTGCTGATACCCATCTTGTATTTAAATCTGAGGTAAGTACTGAAACTGGATTTACTGTGCCTTGATTAACAACATTAAAGTTTGTTGAATTCCATGATGTAGCTGAAATAGTTGATTCTGAAATCTGCATTGATTGAAAATTTGGATCTGAAAAAATAGTTGATGGATTTGCTGTAACATTATATCCATTATTAATTGGAGTAACACTTAAAGAAGTTGGAATTGCAAGTGGGCTAACATAAGTTGCTCCTGTTATTGGAGAAGCAGCTAAGCCTAGGTTTCCAAATGTGTCTTGTGCAACAACAGAAATGCTTGTAAAAACAGTTTGAGGAACTCCAAATATAGATTTATTTAATGTTGGAGTTAAAACATATGATTGTGATGGGCTTGATGTATTTGCTTTTACAAGTACTGTTTTTGTATTACCTCCCGCCGTAAGAGATAAAATAAAAGTTTGTGTGTTTTGATTTGAATAATTTCCAGCTGAGATTGCTGTTGTATCAAATGTCCAAGATATTGTTAAATTTGTTGAAGAATTCCAATTACTTGCTAGACTTGAAACTGCCCCTGGTTTTAATATTTGAGATCCTACTAAAGCTCCAGCAATATCTGAACCTTTTGCAGACCATGAACCATCTGAATACCAATAATTATATGCATTTATATATATGCCATCTTTTCCAGTATTATTAACATTGGGTCCAATTTGGACTGTACCTGCTGTTACTGTTCCCGCAAAATATGCTTTTCCTGTTGCAGAATCAATATAAAATTGTTTTGTTCCATTTGCAAATCCAGCAAGTCCTGTACTATTTAATACAACTCCAGTTCCGCTAACTGATCCATTAATTAAATCAACTTGTCCAATATCGGCTGGAAAATCTCCTGCAAATAAAGATCCACCACTTAATGATATATCTGTACCATAATTTTTTGTTTGAAAATTACCACCACTTGCTGAAACTGCTGGTGTTGAAATTGCTAACGCTGGTGAGTAAGGAGATGTATGTAGTTTTCCAGATGGGTCTGTGTACGTTGCAAACACCATAATTGTATAATTTTCATTTGGCGTTAATCCTTCAACTGGTAAACTTTCGGTTGCCATTTATTCCTACAACAACTCTACATAATATTCTACATCCAAAGGGATGTTTGGATTTTTAGGAATTGGTGTTGATAAAACTGATTTACTGACTATTGATTCTTCTGTTGAAATTTCATTTGCGCTTACAACTTTTATTGCATCAAGCGTAAGAGATGCACTTGAATCAGTTGCAACTTGAATTTGAGTTATTGCGCTAAAATTTATAACTGAAGTATAGTTGCTGCTGGATGTATTTTGATCAAAAATTTGTGATAAAACTGAATAACCAGTGTTATTTGTTGTGGTAAACAATATGTTTTGATTTTTTCCTGAAACATCAGTTAGGGTAACAGTAACTATACCCGCAGATGTATTAAAAGCTAATAATTGAAGTGAATCAACATTTGTATAATTTGTAAAGCCTATTGATAAATTAGAATTTAAATATGTTGTGCTTGAAGGAATATTAATTGAATTTGAACCAATTCTTGGAGAATTATATCCTTGAGGAATAAAACTATTTGTAGTTACTGAGCCTGATGTTGCATTCCAATACGTTAAGTTTGAAAAATCTGACAATATAAAATTATTTCTTGTTGAAGTTGAAAAACCAGTACTTGTTACTGCATATAATCCAACCTCATAAATATTAGCATATAGATCAGTTGGAAATGTTGCTCTTACAACTATTAAATCTGGATCAATGGTTGTTGCTGATATAAAGCTTTTTAGTGTTACTGGTTGCCTGGAAGTTTCAAAATTTAATTGTGTATCTGAAATTGCTGGAGAACCGCCCGATATATTTGTTGGCATTGCACCTATTGCCATATCTGCTGCCCAATTTTGTCTTGAGCCAGACAAGTACTCTAAAATCATCTTACGACCATTAGTTGTAATAATGTTTTTTGATCTTCCAATTTCTAATCCGTTTTGTTTAAATACGTATGTACCTTTAAATTGTGACATTATATGCTACCCCCGTTGAAGATCCATTTGCATAATTTACTTGAACAGATATGTTATATGTGCCAGTAAATGGTAATCCTGTTGCTGATGTTAAAGTAAATGAATATAATCCATAATTTAATGAACCAACTGCGTAAGAACTATTGCTACTGCTACCGCCTGCAGAAGGAACCACATAAGAATGTGTATCAACAGCAAAAGGTTTTCCTGGTATATCCCATCCTTTTACTGTTACAGTATAATGTACTGCATTTGGCAAAGCTTTCCATTGAATTGCAAAAAATGATGATGTATGATTAATTGTTGTAATTGTTCCAACTGGGTTTAAAGTTCCTTGACCACCGCCACTTGACCCTCCGCTTGATCCGCCACCAGTTGTTCCGCCAGTTGATCCGCCACCAGAACTTCCGCCACCAGCAGGTGGGGGAGTACTTTTCATATAATTAACATGATATGTATAAGAACCATCTCCAGGGTCGCCTTTTGAACGCTCAAAAGTTATTGTGATATTTTCAAATATTCCTGTATCTGTTGAAACATAAGTAATGTCTGAAGGATTCCATACTGGTTTTCCTGGAACAGCAAGATCATTTAAAGCATTAGGAAAATCAGTTAAAGATTCATCATCACTTAACAGCATTCCACTTGAGCTTCCAGGTGCACTTAAATTATCTGAAGTATTAATATTTTGTTGTTTTAAATATAAAGCAAAACTTGCATCGTCTAAGACAACAATTTGTCCTGGATGACTATTTATATATTGCGGATTATTTCTAGGGTCGTGTTGAGATATATAAATAACATTTCTTTTTTTAGTGGATAAGGCAAGGGAGCCTTTGGCTTGGCTTTTTGTGCTTCTATTTTGCTGGATTGTCATTTTTTACCTCCCCTAAATTATATCATTTTTACGCTTAAATTAAACTATTTGATTTAAAACAAGCGTAGTTGTTAATCCTGTATCAAAATTTTGAGTAATTCCTTGAACAAAATATTTTTGATTTACTATATTTTTTAAACCATAGTTAATTACAACAATATCTCCAATTTCATACAAAGGGTTGCCATATATAGATATTGTCGTGTCTCTTGTAAATCCATCTAGAGCCCTGTATATTGATCTTAATATTGCTGAGGCTGTATTTTCATCCTGAACCCAACTTGTAGTAATGTCTACAGTTTCATTAATATTTTCAATATCAAAAACTTTTTCCATTACTACGTCATCTCCGAGCGTTATTAATGAATCTGTAATTAAACTAAAATCTACATTAATTTTGTTTACAGAGTCTGGTGATTTTTTTAACCAAATTTGACATGGTGAATTATTAATAATTGCAAATCTACTTCTAAATCCAGAATGATAAATTGGAGAATATGTTAATGAATTTTTATCAACAGGTATTGAAGGCAAACCAATATTTTTATTTGCTAAACTTGACACCTGTACACTTTTTATTTTACCATTTGTAGCTAATTTTGCTGCTGGGGAATTAACTGGAATAGTTGTTGGTGCAGCGCCATCAAGATAATAGTACCAATCATAAGATAGTTTTAATGGGTAGGCATCAAGCGATGGAGCTTGTGAATCTTTTATATCATAATAGTTTATTCCTATAATTGAAGGTTTTGATTGCACCATATAATTAATTTCAAATATTTTTTTATTACTTGATAGTTTTTCAGCAAACCAAGGCAGTTGATAATGATAAAAATAATCAGCAGTTAATAAAGCACTTTGAGTTGCATATACTTCTGAAAATTCAATTGATGCTATTGGAGAAGAAGATGATAATAAAGCTGAAGCAAATATTCCAAATTTTCCAGAAGTGTCTAAGGTTATATTAGATTTTGTAGATAAAAATATTTTTTTCTTATTTATATAAACTTCAAAAATATTTTTTGTTTCAGTACTTTTTACAAATTTAAGATTAATATATTCACCAAAAGTTTCTAGAGCTGAGAAAGGGGGGTATGCTTTTGCTTGTCCAGATATAGCTTCTGTTATGTCTAAACCTAGCGAATTTCCGTTATTGTATGAAAGGAGTGTTGGCCCAACAGCAGAGTTTTGTCTTACGTCTAAATAATATTTTGTTACATTATTTAAAGTTTGTTGATTAATCATAACAAAAATACTTGCATTTTGAGATGAATCATGTAAAACTAAACCATAAGAACTATCTGGATAACGCATTGGAACCCAACTATTATCGTCAGCTCTAGTATTTATTAAAATTTTTGTTGAAAAAGTATTATAATTATTCGTACTTCCATTTATAGAATAAGGGTCTAACGCTGTTATTTTTGAAGTCCAGCCAGAATTTCCAGATAAAAGTATATTTCCATTTGTACTAATTGTTGGTGTATACGATGCATTAGAAATATCAAACCTTTGTTGTATATCATATGTTGTTGACATAACTATATGTGATGAAATTGGTGTATTAAATTGACCTCTATCTACATTTGTTATTCTTCCTGTTGCTTGTACTTGAAATGGTGAATTACCCGCCAAGGTACTTATTTCTGCAAACTTTGAAGAAAACTCGGCAGAGTTAGCAATAGATCTTGTAGTATTAATTGAAGGACCAACATAGCTAAATTCTTTGTATTTAAAACTTACTATTTCATTTTCAATAATTCCGTATCCACTATGATCTATTCCATAAGATCTAAATATTGGTTGCTCTGTGCTTGCAGCTGTTGCTTCGTATGTTGGTACAGTAAAATAGGTGTCTGACAAACTCATGCTTTTTGCAAGAGTATTATAAGTTGTTGCGTCATCAATAGTTGAATCCCAAATAGCATTTGTTTTATTTGTAAATGTTGGAGCACTGTCTACATATAAATTATTATTTAAAAGCCTTGTATCAGATGCAATGGTTTTTTCAATTTGAGGTGTTTTATAAGTAAAATTAATTTTGCCCACTTTAGTCTTTGTTGATTCTTGATATGTATCTTGAACTATATTTGGATAAACGGTTAAGTTGTTTGTATAACCATTTGAAGTAGAAATTGATAAGGGAGCAGATGAATCATGAAGCTGCATATTTATAAGATTATTTTTATCAAAAATGCCATCAAAATTTATAAATTTCATAACACCATACACATCTATGTATGCTGCAATTTGATAAACTTCAAATATTTCTCTAAGAACATCATAAACTTTTTGTTGAGTTCCGTCAACATAAAAATATCTAATTTTTATTGGCGCTGTACTTTTAATGTTGGATCCATCTACTAGGGCTGTTGTTGATGATGTTACTCTTTTAAGAGAATCATAATCATAATCTGTAAAACCAGCAAAGTCTAAGATATTGCTTATAAGCCTAAATGCATCTTCAGTTTGTGCAACATAATCTGTTGGCTGTGCTAGTTGCAGATACTTTGTTATATCATATGCTGTAATGACAGTTTTTTCTATATCTTTAACATCCCAGGTATCAACATAAAATACTCCGCCATGTATTACTCTATCTGACGAAGTTGTTCCTGTTATACTATCTATAATTCTATAATTAACATAACATTTAACGTAATTTCTAAACAAACCTTTAAGGACAGAACTTGAAGAATTGTTTGAAAATAAGCTTAAAACTTGATTACTTACGGTTAATGGAACGTTAGATAATGTAATTGTTGCCATGTTTGCTGATATGGCGGAAATTGGAAGTGGATTTTGTTTATTATCAAGTTCTGCTTGAGTATTTACAGACATTGTATAATAAGAAACATCAATCTCTAATCTAGGAGATATCTCCACAACCTGCATCCTTAAAAATTCTGATGATTTAGATGTACGAGAAGTTGATCCATCTAAATTTTCATTAACAGAGCTGGAGTATGAATTTGAAATAGTTGAGGAATTTTGTGTTACTTGTATAGAGTTAATGGCTATTGTAGCATTTGTTGTTCCACCTTTAGACCCGCCAAATTTTATATCTCCATTAAAGTTAAATGATGGCGTTCCTGGCATTGTAGTTGTATCTACAGTCCCCGTCCATGTGCCCCCATTTAAACCAGAGACCCATGAGCCATTAGATTGATAATAAAGTATACATGTTCCAGAGCTATCAATATCTGATCCAGAGTATGTTTGACTATAGGAATATGTAGAAGAATATCCTCCAGCAAATGTATTTGTTTCTCCTGCTAAATTTACTGTAAAAGACGATGGTTTTGAATAAGCCAAATTAAACTTAATAACAATTTTATTGACATTTAAAGTTTGATCATAAACTCCAGATATTGTGGGGGATGAAGAATCAGCAACAAAATACTTATATTGTGACCATTCAGATAAAGAACCATTCTTATAAACTGGATTAAAAGAATTTGTACCTATTAATGTTGGATGATAGGATACTGGACTTACTGGCATTATTTGATTGTTCCAGCTCCCGCCTAAGTTAGTACTGATTTGTCTAAAGTTTGTTGGCAGTTGACATAAAGAGTTTCCTGATGGAACAAAACTTTCGCCTGGTCGGAAAGCTTTAAATGGAGAGGATGTTGTCCATAAATTTCCATAACGATATTCAAAATCACTTGTTTGATGCATTTCTAATTGATCAATTAAAACACCATAAGATGTTGCTCCATCTGTAGCGCCATGATGCAAAGAAAGGGTTGGGTTAGAATAAGCAGTTCCTAGAGGTTGGGGGCTTAAATAAATTTCAAATTTAGTCCAGCTAACACTATTTATTTTTTGTGAAGATGAGTGTGCTCTATGATAATCAATGTATAACAAGGCTGATAGATTGACTTCGGCATCTGTGTTTACTTTAGCCCAAAATGTTACTTTATATGTATTTGTTGTAGAAGAAAGAGGAATTGTAATAGATGAATCACCTGATCCATTTGTTGTATTAAATGAATAACAAGATCTTGTTGTTTGTAATGTGTCTGCTAAAAATACACTGGTTATCCGACCACTTGCAACTGTTGTTGGAGCATTGCTCCATGTACCAGAAATTAATGTGGGGGTTGCTGAGCCATTTATAGAAACATATGGAGCATAAAATAAATTATAATTCCACTCTAAAGATGTTTGTGGGAGCACATAATGAGAATTACCAGAAGCAAAGTACTGTTGAACATTTGAGGAGCCTAGCATTAGATCTCCGTAAACTCTATATTAACATTAACTAAATCAAAGTTTTTGTTTCTTTTTATTACTTCATAATCAAAAGAAGTAATAAATACATTATAAACCATGTTTGCAGATTGATTTGCAACAATTGATGGAATATATGTGTCTGCAGAATTATATTTATACACGTTTGCAACTGTTTCTGTTGGTACAAATCCAGGAGTTGTTGCAATATTTTGTGTATTTACTGAAGCAGCAGTTACTCTCACATATATTGGAATAAAAACATTTGCTTCATAAAATGATCTAAGCCAAGACATTCCTTTATTTCCATCAGAATTGGCTGCTGTATTACTCCAAGCATTCTGCCATGAAGATGTAATTTTATATTTTCTTGCAATAACATAACGACGTAAAGTTCCATCAGCCATACGATTTGTTTTTTCAATAACCTCATAGCCAAGCTTTACTGGTTGACGATTATCATCTGTTAAATTGTACCAAACCATTTGTGCGGGATCTGTAGTTGGATTATCACTAATATCGTGTCCAACTGATACTTCAATACCAGCATTAATTGCATATGACATTAATTATACCCCACATAACTTCTTGAACCACTCATTTTTGCTCTTGATTCTGCAGACTTTAATGCTTCATCAATTGCTTTCTTCATATCTACAGTTGAATCTATCTTATCTACGCTTACATTAACATTATATACTACATTGGTTCCTGCGTTTATTGAATTTACTGCTCCCCCCGCTGCAA